GGACCGTCACCAGTTGAGACAGTTACAGAATCTTGAAGATTTTGATCACGAAACCATTCATTCCAGATCAGGTTGTAAGCCCTAAAGGGTAGTGCAGAAACGTTTAATACGTTAGAACCAGTAATAGCAGTTGGAAGTCCAAAATGATCATAAAGAGAACCGACAGTCGATACAGTTTCATTTACAGCAGTAGTTGGTATTGTGAAGTCGGTGGAATCATTTGGGTTTTTTTGTTCGCCGTTAAACTTTTGCCAGTTATCCCAAACTAGGCGATAAGGTACGGCAAAGAAAAAAGTATCAAGATACATGTTATCCATAATCGGATGGATAGGTGTTGCAAGTCGCCCAAAGAGATGAGCATTAAGCGAAAACGTATCACCTGGCAAGGCTTCATCGATAAAGATCGGGTAAAGGTACCCCGAGTCAATAGTTGTTTTATGTGCATGAGAACGGTCAAAGCTAGACCGCGGAATTTCCGCTTTAGGTACGCGGGAAAATTGGTGAGTCATTACAGATTTTGACATTTTGATTAGTCCTTATAAGTTGTTGCAAGTCCGAGAGATTCGGGAGTTCCGAATATTTCGAATTTACAGGTTTCATCGTCATAGTTTCCGATATGAAAAAGAGTGTAGTCCTCGGGAGACTGTGCAATGTAAGTCGTTGGGTCATTAGCTGCGTTTTTAAAAGCTCGTTGTGCGATAGGTATGTTTGGTATGAAGATTGGATCCATGAAAGCTTTTGCTTTTGAGTCATAGACGCATACGATTTGTTTAATCATGTTGGTAATTCCCGTTTGATGTTGGTTTTTGCTATTGCGCAGGTTTCGCGTACTGCGAGACGTGCGGGAGTTTTTTCAGCGATGAGCTTTCGATCTATGGTTCGTTTGATACGAGTTTTTTTGATTTGTTTGGCGGTCGTTTCCTCCCTCTTCTTAAGAAGTTTGAAATAGTAGGATGGAACTGGATGTTTTTTTCCTTCGACGACGATGAAGTCGGAAGGAAAGTAGTCAGATTGATAATTTTCGAACCAGCTTTTTCCGATGGCCGGACGAGTTGACATATTGATGAACTCGGGCTGGATTTTAATAATTTCTCCAGTTTGTGGGTCAATGCGCTGATAGTGTTCATCGGCGATTTCTCCGTATTGTTTTTTGAAGATATAGCCTGCGACGTAGCGCGCAGCTTTGTAGGTTACGTTTCCGAACTCCACGTTACCGAGAGCCCAGAGTTTTTCGAGTGTGGAAGAACGATAATATTGAACATCTTTTTTCTGTCGCCATGGCTTCGCATCGGTCGGCCAGTAGCCGAAAAGAATGATGTGATAGTGCGGACGATGGAGTTTTTCTCCGTATTCGCCGCAGTAGAAGTACGAGATTTTTTGAGGCGCGATTTGTTTGCGTAGTCGTTTAATGAATAGTTGTACATCGCGTTTCCTTAGTGAGCCGTGTTCCGGCAGATTTTGATCAGAGTAAGTAAGGGTTGCGCATATGCTGAATTGATGGGATTTGGCTTCGTGCATACAGCGAGCCGCCCAAGATTGAGAGTATGAGATTTTGCAGCCTATGCAGCGTCGGCACGGGATCATGATTGGCTGATCTCCGTAGCCTTTTTTTGAGTCGAAGGCAATACCGCCATTGGGTGCGCGGTATGCCTCGAATGGCCTATAGCAGGCCATATTTACAGACGGATTCCGCCCCGCATGGGCGAGGTGCTGACATTCCGTTTATTAGTCCTGCTCGCGGTCTTTGTGAACAGGCGTTTCGAGCCGCTGTTGGACATTTTGCGTCGTTTCATGTGAATCTCCTAAGTGATTGATTTGTGTGACAAAACAGGTAATTAACAGCAACTTCAGGATTAAAGATAGCATAATTTGTCCTGTTTGGTGTCAATGGGAGTATCAGACAACAAGTGGGCTGATACTCCCGTTTCCGCCTTCGGCGGTTCGTTTAGGTTAGACCTACGGCCTAACCTAAGCCGATTTTTCTTCGACGTTTGTTGAGAATTGATTAGGTTGAATTGTTGTTTGTTGGTCGATGGTACCCCCCTTCGGTTGGTAGTCGGGCCTTAGAAGGCCCATTTCTGCCATTTCTGGCAGGTTTTCCGGGTTATGGACAAAGTCCAAGAATTTACCCGGGTCATTTTCGAATTTAGTCCTAACAGAGGACGGTAATTGTTCAAAAATTGTCTTGCCTTCCGCGACGATTTGCATAGCTTCATAGAAGTCCTGTCCGTCGAGGTCAACGTATTGAGGCAATTGATGAGAAACATGAGAGATTTGGCCCGTTTTGTTATACAGAGCCATTATGTTGTTGATGTCGCATTCTTCCTTGAATTCTTGTTTAGTAATGCCCTGTCCTTTGAAGTGAATTTGAGAACGATGTCTAGGGGAATATCCATGCCGAAATTTGAGAGTTGATTGTTCATTAGTTAAGTTGTTTGTTGTTTGAATTTGTGTTTCGGTTTTTGATTTAGTAGTCATGGAATATCCAGTTATTTAAGAAGACGTTTAAGGCCAGTAGCAGAAGAGGCTGCAGAACCTGCGGTATCGAGCCAGTTAGGAAGTGTGCCAGCTTCCTTAGCGAATTTAGCTTGCACTTGAGCGACAGGTATTGCGAGATTATGTAGAGCAGTATTAACTTTTGTATTGGCTGTATCAGCCTTGATTTTTTCGCCCGTATCAAGGGCGTTTTTAATGTTTTGTTGTAGAAGATGCCACTCATCTTTCGTGAGTCGGCCCTTCCATTGATTCATTTCATTCATATATTCGCGGTCAAAGTATTCCTGTTGTTTTTTGTGCATATAAACAGGAGTGCCGACGAATTCTTGTTCGTTGGATTTTACTTCCTGCATTTTTAAAGCGGCTTCTGCAGAATTAACAGCAGTTTGCGCTTGAATATTTTCAATTTGCGCTTTGTTTAGCTGTACTTGTGAAGCCATTGCAGCGCCTTGTGCAGCGCTGCGTGCAGTCGTTTCACCAACGTTTTGTGGTGTATAGGTTGATCCAGAAGGACTGGATGCACCTTTGTTGGCTGAAAGTATAGGATTTAAACCAGCAGCACGAAGATCAGCGACCTCGCGTTGATGAGCAGTATTTGACATACGCTCTTGGAATGCCATTTGTTGTGCTGATGCTAGTTGAGCTTCCTCGTTTTGCTTTTTACCGCCGAAGAGTCCGAGAGCGCCTGATATAGCGGAACCAATAATAGGCCCGCCGGTAAAGGTATCAATGACTTTATCGAGAAATGACATAATTTTTAAAAAGGGGCTTTCGCCCCTTTGTCCTTTTAGAAGTGGTCAATGAGTCCGGGTACGCCATAAATCGGCATCGGACGCGCACAGCGCATTTTGAAGTAGCAATCTAGTAGAAATTGAGGTTCGGACGGAACCGCGATAACACGGTCAATCGGCGGATTTTCCTCAATGAAGGTGGCATCAAGTACGGGAGCCGTCGCAAAGTCTTGCGACAGATGCCAGGCATCAAGAGAGGTTGGTGCAGAGGAACGGAAAAGGCCAGTGATTTTAGATGGCTTGTATCTATATTCCGCGTAGCGCTCTTGGTACCCGAAAACTTTATCATCATTCGCAGGTACACCTTCCGCGAAGATTTCTTTTTGAAGTACAGCTTGTTCCCCAATATGGGAGAGCGCCGGCCAGTAAAAGTCAAAGCGAGTTTTTCTAGACCACATACGGTCGAGGCCCTGTTGATAGGTAAGGTCAGCGCGAACGCTAGCCAAGCCGATAATGATGCAATGCTCGGTGAAGCTAGACGTAAAGCCATTTTTATGAGAAGCGACTGTACCCATAGCGGCGAGGTTACCTTGTGGAGTCGTTGCATAAGCACCAGTCGGAGAAGTTTGAGGAATAGGCGTCACATTGATAGGCACAGAACCACCGCCGAGAAATTCCGGGCGTTGGAGACGTGCATCAGGAGAAGTTACGCCAAAGTGAGATTTAATAAGTTCGGTGTAACGAGTACCACCGCGAGCATCACGCTCATAAATTTTTTGTATTTGAAATGCTTGACGAAGAGAATTGATAGTAGCTGCAGAAGCTGCAGATAAATCCGCGTTAAGACCGGATGAAAAAATAGCCGGTGCAGCATTCTGGCCGCCTTCCCATATAGCAGGAGTGGTACCGGAACTAGCAGTAAGTGCGGTTGGAGTTGCACCGCCTAACGACCATTTCATGGGGCCATCGGCGACGATAGGTGCAAGTCCACCAAGAGGTATCGATACACCGGGGCCTTTTTGTGGCCAAGGCAGGCAGCTAGTGAAGTAGTCGTGTCGTTTACCACGACGAAGAAGTTTATAAAGAGTTGAGCCAACATCAGGACCGTCACCAGTTGAGACAGTTACAGAATCTTGAAGATTTTGATCACGAAACCATTCATTCCAGATCAGGTTGTAAGCCCTAAAGGGTAGTGCAGAAACGTTTAATACGTTAGAACCAG